GAACAAAGTAATTTACTTCTTGATCTGTAACTGTTCCATTTCCATTTGTTAAATAGTTACGAACGATACTAGGACTTAATGTAACTTTGTCATTTCCTACCTGAAATTCTGTAACTGATTCTGTTGGTCTATTTGCTAAACTATTTTTTACTTGCATCTTATAACTCTCCTTTATTTGTTACTTTAAATTCAAATGATGTATTGTTTCTCAAATTGACTAATACCTTTGTAAGTTCTAATAATTGTTCACGTGTTCCCTCAACTCTGAACTCTGCCCAATTTGTGTTTTGTTCTACAACCTTGTTTTCAGGCTCGTTAGGTATGCTCTGTTCAAAATGTAAAGGTTCTTGAACTATTTGTTCTTCCTTTTGTTTTTGTCTCTCTACAGTCTCTCTGATACGCTTTAAATCGTCTGCTTTAACTTTGGCACGCATTAAATCGTAGTCTTGGAAATACACTTCCTTGATTTGAGCTATATCTGTTTCATCATTAGGTAAGAACGTTTCCATAAAACCTAAATCCTGAACGATTTTGTCATAGATAGCACTTAGGTCTTTTTCAATGGATTTATTTGAAGTTGTTTTGTTCAACCATTTCTCATTGAATTTTGGAGTTAAGTCATAATGTTCTCCATTGCCTTTACTATCTAGAAGTGTTTGCCATGCTTCATAAATATGTTTACGTTTTTCTTCTTTTAAGGTATCTTCAATGTCTGTGATACCTTGCCCTAAACTGTCGGCACATTGTTTGATTTTCTTTTCAATGTCCATGATATTTTTCTTGTCCTCTTTCCATTCTGAGAACAAATCATCTTCAACACGTTTCCTTTCATCTGAAACCATCTTCACAATGGAATTCAATTGAGCACGATCTTTCTTTGCCTGCTCATATGTGTTTTCTGTAACAACGTAGTCATAATGTTTCAGTCCATTGTCAATGTTCGCTAACAATTCCTTAGCGTTTGTAACAACCTTGCCATTCAACACTGTTGCTTCTAATTCAAATTGCATCTGTTTCTCCTCCTTATAATTCAAACTGTATTTTTGGCTCTATATCTCCTATGAAATATGTCTGCCAATTTGTATGTCCTGTTTCGATAATGTATTCGATATCGTCTAGGACTTCTTTTCTTTCAATGTGATATTGACGAATGGATGCATTTCCATCCATGAATCGTAGCTCTGCGATTAAATCCACAAACTCATATCCAGTAACAATCAATCCATGTAATACCTGAACAAAATATGCATCAGGAATTTTGTTATCCCAATCCTTTAGCATGGAAGAATTGCGAATGAAGGAAGTTTTAATTTCTAGGATTCCAGCTCTTGCTCCATCCCAAATTAATCCATCAGCAGAATATGACATCCACTCATATTTTTTGGAATAAAGGATTGCGTTTTCTTCGTACTGAACATCCATTGATGGATGCTTGGCTCTGAACATTTCTCTAAGGATTGGCTCTAATGCATTTCCATAACGAATTGCCTCGTTGTCAATTTCCTCAGTGATTCCTCTTTTCTTCTTTCGCCATAAATCCCTGAGCGATTGATATTTGTTTATACCGATCAAAGAACTAGCTTCACTACCACCAATTCTTGTTTCTCTTGCTTTGAGCCATTCTTCACGAGAATTGAGTTTGATGAACTCAAACTCATTATTGCTTTCGTACAAGTTCATAATCTGCATCCGTATGATTGAGTAAAGTGTCGATACACGCATACATAACTGAGTTAGATACTCTCTTTCCGAAAAACTCTGTTTTTGTTTCTATATCTGAAATCAATAGATTTGTAAGAATGAATGGAATTCCAAATGGGTTGTCAGGAACTGTTATTGTTATCGTTCTTTTATCTTCATCTATTTCTATGTAATCACCAACTCTTAATTCCTCACTCGTGAAGTCTGTATTCTCCATACGTAACCTTTTCTCCTCTCTTGTTTACTTCGTGCTTGTATATTGTTTCGATAACATATCCCTCGGCTCTTAAATCTGCGATACGTGCAGACAGTCGATAGATACCTAATTTTTCAAATGCTTCTGCTCCAGTTATGCTTCCATGTTCTTTCAAATGTTGCAGAAGCAAATCACACTGAGATGGTTTACCTTTCATATTTCAACCCCCAATCCAAATCTCAGAAATACAAATATCGAAAACACTAAGAGTGCGATAATGACTGAAATTGAGATGGAAGCAAACACCTTGAATTGATGAATTCGCTCATTGGTTTTCTTTATGCGTTGTTGATGATTGTAATAATCGAACTTGCCCCAATTCACATTCCCAAATTCAGGAATTTCTAATTGTTGTTCCATAAGAGCTTCATGTTTTTTAGTAGCAGTTGATTTTCTTGTTGAAGTCCTTGTGGAACTCTTAGCAGTAGTAGTCCTAGTCATAGTTCTCACCAAACATATCTTCCCCATTCAGGAAGTCCTTGCACGCATGAATCTTGGCTAATGAATAGTTGTAATTCATGCTATCTTTGATTGAGTTCACCCAATCTGCCATTTCATCTTCGGCACATTGGATGGCTTTGTTTTCATCATTCTCATCCATGATTTGATAGAGAACGCTTAACATCTCGTAATAGGTTGAGATGTATTCAGGATTGCTTCTCTTTTCCCAATCGTTGAATGAATCGTCTGATTCTATAAATGAATCAATGTGTTTGTTATCTTCGATATCCCTAAGTTGTTGTAATGTCATCATCATTTCCCCTTTTTGTTTTCTATGTGCTATAATGGAAATGGCTTTTTTTGAAGCCATTCACCTTGTGAGCTATCTGATGGTTTGGTCGCCTAAGCAGATAGCTCTTTTTCTTTTTCCCTAATCGCCTGCTTTGAATTAGGGTAATATTTCAAGAATACGGATTTAGGTATCACGATTCTTGATAGATGCTTACATTCGTATGTATCGCTCCATCCTGATATCTTCCTGAGTTCAAATAGGACTTCATACGCTTTCCCTTTGGAACATTTCAACAGTTCCATGATTTCCTTGTACCCTAGATAACTCATACGAATAAGCTCCAAAGTAGCAGACATAATGTAAGAATCAGGAATACTGTCAAACGATCAATTTTTGAATTCATTTTGTGAATCTCCTCTCTCGTTTGAATGTAATCATCAGATAGTTGCTTTAACAAAGTGGTTGTTTTCTTACTGAACTCGGTATTCACTTTGTTTAACTTGTTTTGTTTTGCGATAAAGTTATTGGTGTTGGTTTGAAACAACATTTCCAATTCCTTGTCGCTTAATGCATCATTTTCCTCCATTTACTCACCTCTTTTGTGCTAAAATAAAATTATGAATATAAATCGTAAAATTGCTAAAATTCACATTGAAGAATCCAAAAAGAATTTAATAAATCAAACTGAAATAGACATGGATTCTTTCTATAAGCAACAACAACTTATAACCTTACAAAAGCATTTAGAACTTTATAAACAAGAAATAACTGAAGCTAAGAAAGAAGCTAGATTTTCTAAAATCGTTTCTCTTATTAGCATTCTTATTTCAATTGTTTTTGGTATTTTAGGACTTATCCTTTAATTACTCGTAAAAGGTCAAATGCCGAATTTACAACGATCGCTATTCCTAAAAAGAATTCAGTTCTAATCATTGTTTTTACCGTGGATTCTAGTTCATAAATAATTTTTCTATAATCTTGTTCGTCCATTCTTCCATCTCTTC